TTTTCTGCAAATTCATCTATACTACCATATACTTCTTCGTAGACAGTGGCAAACAGTTCGTGAAACTGTTGGAACAAGGGCCCTTCTACGTTCCAGTGAAAGTTGTGTGCCTTTAAGTAAAAACTGTATTCGCTAGCAAAAGCAATACGCATTAATTTGATTAGTCTATCCATTTCAAAATCCTCTTGCTATATTTAGTGTTAAATAGCTTACTATGATTGATAAAATCACCGATTACAATTATCTGCCCTTTACTTATGTGCTTACGTTTAAGCCAACAGGACAGCGGTATTATGGCGTTAGGTATGCCAAAAATGCCCATCCTTCTCAATTATGGACAACATATTTTACATCGTCCAAAGTTATAAAAAGTTTACTAAAAGAGCACGGAACTGAAGCATTTGAAGTTGCAGTTCGCCGCACATTTAGATCTAAAGAGTCTGCGGTAATATGGGAAAGCAAAGTGTTGAAAAGACTAAATGCTTCTCATAATAAAAATTGGTTTAATCAAATTAACGGAGATGCTAATTTTGCGTCTATTCTAGAGTGGAGCGATGAAGCAAAGGCCAAGTACTCTAAAAGACGAAAAGGTATACAATTTTCTGAAGAACATAAAGCTAACTTAGCTAAGGCTAAACAAGGTACTAAACAATCAGAAGAACATAAAGCTAAACGATCTGCGGCACTAAAAGGTAGAACAAGGCCTCCTAGATCACAAGAATGGAAAGACAAAATTAAAGCAAGTCTAAAATTAAAACGAGAACAAAATGATTAACAAGGAACCTTTCAAACAAACCATAAAAGATCTAAAGGGCACAGGAAAATATCGTGTGTTCAACGATATTCTACGTGAAAACGGCAAGTTTCCACAGGCCATTTGGTACGGGCCATATGCTATTAAGAACATTGTAAACTGGTGTTCAAATGATTATTTGGGTATGGGCCAGAACAAAGTAGTGTTAGATGCTATGCACACTGCTTTAGATATGACTGGTGCAGGTTCTGGGGGTACACGCAATATTGGTGGTACTAGCCACTATCACGTGGCTCTTGAACACGAGCTAGCCAAGTTACATAACAAAGCTGGATCATTGTTATTCAGTTCTGCCTATGTGGCCAACGAGTGGACACTGATTGCTCTAAGCAAAATTATTCCCAATATACATTTTATTTCAGATGCTAATAATCATAACAGTCTTATCGTAGGTATATCGCACAGCCGAGCATCTAAGACAGTGTTTAGACACAACGACCTAAACCATCTAGAAGATATCCTTTCTTCCGTAACACTTGCAGGCCAAACACCTTGTATTGTTTTTGAAAGCGTTTATTCAATGGACGGCGATGTTGGAGACATCAAAGGCATCTGTGATCTAGCAGACAAATACAATGCCATAACCTATATCGACGAAGTACACGCTGTGGGCCTATATGGAACACACGGAGGCGGCAAGGTTGAGGAGCTGGGACTAGAACATCGCATTGATATTATCAACGGTACCCTGGGCAAGGCCTACGGTGTACAGGGCGGATACATTGCTGCCGATGCTGATGTTATTGATGCTATCCGTTCGGTGGCTGCTGGCTTTATCTTTACCACAAGCCTAAGCCCTGTGACCTGCGCTGGCGCATTGGCCGCTGTCAAGTATCTTAAGGATCATAATGAGATCAGAGAGAAACATCAGGAACGTGCTCGTAAACTAAAACATCGTTTGAATCACAACGGCATTCAAGTTATGGAGTCAACTACAACACACATCATTCCTGTGCTGATTGGTGATGCTGTTAAGTGTAAGGCAGTGTCGGATACGCTGTTAAACGAACATAACATCTATGTTCAGCCTATCAATTATCCTACTGTAGATGTGGGAACGGAGCGGTTGCGATTTGCACCTACTCCGTATCACGATGATGGAATGATTGAAGATCTTATTCTTGCACTAAAGGCTTCGTTTGACTATCACCAGGTTGAAGTCTAAAACGATCTTCAACAATGTCAGTGGTACCTACTTCGAATATCACTGTGTTTGGTTCTAGAGCTTCTACCTGATGCGGACTCATTTCAGCAAAGTCCGCAGTCTTGCCTGCTTCTAGCACAGCTTCACGCATTTCACCCGAAGCAACATCTGTCCATCTAACTAGAATCTTACCTTCGTTGACGAACCAGCTCTTGCGTTTCTCTCTGTGAAATACTAGGCTAGTCTTTGCGCCAACCTTTTCAAACACTAGGATCTTTCCACAGTATTTTTCGTTGTTGGCCCAGACTAGTTCAAAGCCCCAGCCCTTGTCTAGTTTGCCTGTTGGTTGTTGGTTCATGGTCTCTCCGTGATGATCTTGTCAATTAGACCGTAGTCTAGTGCTTCTTCTGCACTCATAAACTTGTCTCGGTCCATATCACGCTCAAACTCTTCATAGGTCTTGCCCTTGGTGTTGTGCTTGACATAGAGTTCAGTTAGGCGCTTCTTGATGTGCATAATTTCTTTGTAGGAAATTTCAATGTCACTGGCCATACCGCGGGCGCCGCCGCTGGGCTGATGGATCATATGACGAGCATTGGGCAGCATAAAACGTTTGCCTGGTGCACCTGCATTGGCAAGGAATGAGCCCATCGAGCAGGCCTGACCCATTACATAGGTAGCAACATTGGGCTTGATGAACTGCATCGTGTCATAGATGCTGAGACCCGCAGTGACTACACCGCCTGGGCTGTTAATGAATAAGCTGATGTCCTTGTTAGGATCTTCTGATTCTAGAAACAATAGTTGAGCTACAATTAAGTTAGCCATATGGTCCTCTACTGGACCGTTTAACATAATAATGCGTTCTTTGAGCAGTCTTGAATAGATGTCAAAAGCCCGTTCGCCTTTGCTAGTACTTTCTACTACCATTGGTACAAGTGTCATACTTTTCCTTTAAGTTTGTTGCGAGTAATATATTTTATACAAAAAGAGATTGATTTGCAAGATATCTGAGTGTATAATGAATAGATCGTTAAATAAATCAAACGAGTTTTCAAAATGAGTACCCTACTTTTAAATGCTGATATGCAACCTATCAGCCTCCTGCCACTGAGCGTGATCGACTGGCAAGAGGCAATCCGATATATGGTTTTGGACAAAGCCGAAGTGTTGGAATGGTACGACTCCTGGGTCGTTCGTTCTGCACGATGGGAAACTCAGGTACCAGCGGTTCTGATGTTGAAAGAGTACCAAAAGCCAAAGCACACTATGCGCCTCAGCAAGCGTAATATCTTCTTACGAGATCAATACACTTGTCAATACTGCGGCTGCGAAGTCAATGACCAGTCGGCTACTCTTGACCACGTACACCCTGTAAGTCAGGGCGGTAAGACCACTTGGGAAAACTCTACCACTGCCTGCAAGCCCTGCAACTATCGCAAGGCCGCTCACGTGGGCAAGTTCAAACCAAAGCAGGCTCCATACAAGCCTCACTTCTGGGATTTGGTTGAAAAGCGCAAGAAGCGTGGCTTCCATCTTCACCACCCAAGCTGGGCAACCTATTTGGGCGTTGAGTAGTTGATCTATGCCTCTGATGATAGTAACATTATACAAACTAACATCAGAGGCATATTATGAACTTCAACCCAAATCTAATTCCTACAACTACAATACCACTAAGCAGACTCAAGGACGCTATTGAGATCAAACACTGGCTGACCGGTTTCACTAGAATCTGTTATGCCATTGTACACGTCCCAAAGAATGCGCCAAACGAAATTTTGAAGTTTGGTGAAAGCGCATATCAGTCTGACGGTGAGCGTGTCTACAGACAGATTTGGAGAATTCCAGGTTGGCCTACCACTCCTGCTAGTTATGCTGCCGGAGATGATTTTGACTGGGTAGTAAACCAAAGACCATTTATGGACAAAGACGATGTGATTGTGCTGATCTACGATATGCGTAATGTGCCTATGGTATTTTGGTTGAGTCCTGAATATGAAACAAGGGCAATGGAAGCCTGGCTGATTGAATCTCACGTCAAACAATTTGGACGCTGTCCGATTGGCAATAAGAAAGAACAGACTAGATTGGAAAAGGGTCTTTCTCCTACTCCAAAGAAATCTGTGGTAATTGGACAGGTTTTTGGACATCTCTTCGAAGAAGCATAAACCATTTGACAACTCTTAGTTTTGATGCTATACTATTAGCAACTTAGAAATTAGGAGTCGTTGTGCGTTACATTTTGGCAATGTGGGATCGAGATGGGTTCGAATGTCTACAGGACATTACCAATCAACATCCGGATGCCTGGGACAAAGGGCAACTGCTCGAAGTCCTCAAAGGCAACAAACTGCAAAAGAATCCTCTTGCTGAACAGATCAGCACAATGAAACTTCGTGCTCGTTTTAACAGTCAACGCTGTTATGAAATCTATGTGTTTACCACAGAGGACTCAGTAGCATTCAAAGATGTAGAAGATTGGCTGATTGCTGATCCGCAGTCATTGGTCGAATGGATTCGTAAGAATCACTATTCACAGATCTACAGTGACTACAAGGCTAATTACAAACCCACTATTGTTTAAGGAACAAAATGCGTACACAACCAGAAACTATCATTGCCCGGCTTGAAGCAGACAACAGTCGTTTGGCCAAGGAAGCTATTCTTGCAGAAGCAATGGAGGAAGGTCTAGATGAGTTCTTTGAAGGCCTTACTATGGCCCTAGACAAGCTCTATACCTTTGGTGTCAAACAGGTTCCTAGCAAAGACGAAGCAGGCGGACAGGGCCTGTCTTGGACTAACTTCAAAGAGTTGGCCGAAGCTCTTTACCGTCGTGAGCTTACAGGTCACGCTGCTCGTGATGCTATTAAGTTAGCTATGGATGTGGCCACACAGGCACAATGGAATGGCTTTTATCGTCGTATCCTTATCAAAGATATGCGAGCAGGATTTGGCGAAAAGTCAGTGAACACTGTGGCTAAAAAGCAAAAGAAAGATCAATACAAAATTCCTGTGTTTGAATGTATGCTGGCGCACGATGGGGCCAATCACGAAGCAAAGATCACAGGCAAGAA